TGCCATCCAGGCCTTCATGCAGGCGAACCCGGACTATCAGCTGACCATTGTCCTGCCCACTAACGAACTGCGCGCAGACTGGAAGCGCAAGCTCCCGCGCCATGAGCCCGACACATTCATGACTTATGAAATGGCCATGTTGACGCCCCGGCACGCCACGATGGTCCTGGATGACTACACTAAGCTGCCAAACGGGTACATCGAGGCACTCATCCAGAATTCGCCGTCACTTGAACTCCTGGTCCTCACCGGCGACCCAAACCAGGCCGAGCATCACGAGAGTTCCGAAGGGAATGAAATCAACGGCCTCACACCCTCATCGGCCATATTTGCGAGATACTGTCGGTATTACATCAACGCGACACACCGCAACCCGACAAAGCTCGCCAATGCCCTCGGCGTTTACTCTGAGCTCCACCAGCCCTTCAGAGTGTCCTACTCACGCCACATCCGCGAGGGCTATCACAACCTCGTGCCCTCCCAGCTCAAAATGCGGAACTACAGTTCGCTCGGGCACAAGAGCAGCACTTACGCGGGCTGCCAAGGTATCACCGCCGGCCGCGTGCAGATCATACTGGACAGCGACACTGCTTTCTGCACGCGGCAAGTTATGTATACCGCTCTTTCCCGGGCCACCACGGAGATAGTGCTCTGCAACACCATGCCCAACGAGCGCACGTTCTTCGACAAGATCGAGGCTACGCCGTACCTCAAGGCCATCCTGGCCATGCACAAGGAACTGCCGGTCGTTGAGCCCGAGGTGACCGAGGAAGCGCCCACGGACCCAGCACCACCCCCCACGCACCTCCCCGTCTCAAACCCTGTCGAGCTCGTCGAGCGCCTAGTTGAGCCTCTTGCGGAAAAACATGATCGGGAGATTTTCTCCCCGACCACCGGGCACTCCAACTGCATCCAGACTGAGGACACGTACATCCAGGCCTTCCAGCACCAGCAGGCCAAAGACGAGACCCTATTCTGGGCTACAATTGACAAGCGCCTGCGCACTTCCACGGTCAAGGACAACTGGGCGGAATTTAAGACCAAGCGCCCGCTTGGTGACGTGCTCTGGCTGGCTTACCGACGCGCCATGAACGTCCCGACCGACCCGCAGCGGTTCAACCCAGATCTCTGGTGGGCCTGCGCCGACGAGGTTCAAAAGACGTACCTCGCCAAGTCACACCAACAACTGCGCAACGGCATGCTGAGGCAGAGCCCCGACTTCGGCGCCAACAAGATGCAGATCTTCCTCAAGTCCCAGTGGGTCAAGAAAGCTGACAAGATAGGCACGAATGAGGTTAAAGCGGGACAAACCATCGCCGCCTTCTACCAGCCCACGATAATGCTCTTCGGGACTATGGCTAGGTACATGCGCCGCCTCCGTGACACCTGGCAGCCTAGCCACATACTGATAAACTGCGAGCGGAGTCAGGAGCAGATCGCCGCCTGGACCAAGGCGCACTGGGACTTCACTACCAGAGCTTACACCAACGACTTCACGGCGTACGATCAGAGTCAGGACGGCGCCATGCTGCAGTTTGAAGTCCTCAAGGCGCTGCACCTCGGTATACCCGAGGAGGTCGTCGAGCTTTACATCCGGCTGAAGCTTGACAGCAAGATGTTCCTGGGCACCCTGGCGATCATGCGCCTCACCGGTGAAGGCCCCACCTTTGACGCGAACACTGAGTGCAACATCGCTTACACTCATGCACGCTTTGAGATCCCTGCCGGCTGCGCTCAGGTGTACGCTGGAGATGACTGCGCCATCGACTGTGAGCCCGCCGAGCGCGAGTCGTTCAAACCGCTCGTGGACAAGTTCACACTGCAGTCCAAGCCGCAACACTTTGCGCAATGCACTGGTTCCTGGCCAGAGTTCTGCGGCAACCTTATCACTCCGCTGGGTTACCTCAAGGACCCCGTCAAGCTGCAGGCCTGCCTTGCCCTCGCTGCCCGTAAGCCCGCCAACTCTCCAGGCTCCCTCGCCGATGTTGCCGACTCCTATGCCATCGACCTCCTGCCTGCCTACAAGCTTGGGGACGGGGTCTACGAGGTCTTTGACGAAGCGCAGCTCCACTGCCACTACCAGTCCATCAGGACACTCATAACCTCCGCCCACACCTCCCGGCTCAGCAATCTCCACGCCCTGTACCACGGCGAGTCGCTATTCTAGGGGTTTATAGGTTAAGCTAACCGAACTAACTGAAATGGATCTAGAACTGACACGTAGGCTCCTAACCAACGGCTATCACCGCACCGACGAACCACGCGCACCTGGCGCTCCCATTGTTGTCCACGCTGTTGCCGGCGCCGGCAAGACCACCTTCCTACGCTCTCTACTCACCTTCCGCGACGTTGAGGTCTTCACCGCCGGCACGCACGACCCCCCCTCTTTGACCGGC